TAAAAAGTCGTATGTAGAACGTGAAGTGTTCAAAGATAACGATAGTGAAGATAGAGTTGTCATTGAATGTCTTTGGAGAAGTGGTGCTTATATCATTAAGGTATTAGACGAAGATGATAAAGAACTGTTAGAAGAATATATGTCAGATGATGCAGAAGGTGATATGGAACCTGATGAGTTTTCTGAAAACGAATTCGTAGAATCATTTGATGAGTGTGGACGTGATGTTTATGTTCACCTTGCAGAAGGAAGTGAAGCAGATGAAGATGCAATTCTAGAAGGTGTCAGTGAAGAAGGACACGACTGGTTTTGGGATAACAACTATGACTCATGGGACGCAGAACACTTCTTTGGTTTACCTTTACAAGTAGACCCAGTCGACCCCGATAACAGATATAACTTGAGGTTTTAATATGGCAGATTTTTATGATGAAGAAAAGTTTACTCTAAAACAAGATTGGAATTGGAGTAAGATATTTCACAAAGCAGATGATTGGATTCATCAAGAAGCATACGATAATGCATATAATAATATGTTAGAATATCTTGAAATAGGAAGTGAAGACGAACTTACTGAAGTCCACTTAGACGAATGTCAATCACTGATTGACTACTTAGAGACCCCTTACGCTGAAGGTGGTGAAGGTATGGATATGAACGGACATAGTCCAACATACTATGCATATTATAGAGTCATGCAAGATTGGATAGAGAACTTTGATTATGGTGAGGAAGTTCAAGAAACTGACCTTTCAAATTTGATATGATTACACGTAAAGAATTTTCAGAACAAGTTGAAAAACTATTAGTCAAAGGACGAGGTGCAGATGTTATGTCTGCAATCGTTAAGGTTTGTGAGTTAAACAATATCGAACCCGAAAGTGCAAAGAGGTTATTAACACAACCTCTCAAAGATAAACTGGAAGCAGAAGCTGCTGGTTTAAATTTAATTAACCGAGGTAATAATTCCAAAGGAAGTATAACCTCATTCTTTTCAGATTAGGAGTTATTATGAAGAAAGGTGATATAGTAGCAGTTGTTGCTACAAGTGGTGAGTATGTTGGTGAGTTGGTTTCTAGTAAACCAGTGACACTTGCAAATCCCAAAATGATTGTCAACACACCCGAAGGAGGAATGGGTTTCTCTAAAGGTGTTGCAGTGACAGGTGAAGTGAACCCAACAGAAATGATATTTGGTTCATATGTTTTTATTTCGAAGTGTAATAAAGAAGTTGCAGAAGCACATAGAACTGCAGTGAGTGGTATTGCAGTTCCACCCGAAAAAAAGATTGTCACTTAAATGACAAGTAGAGAAGGATATGATGCATATACACTTTACCTTGGAATAAAGTTGCATTTCCATTCTAAGGATTATGACTTTATAAAATACAATGGTAAAGTGAAAAGTGATATCAATTCTTTTCTAAAACGTAAGGACAAATACCACTTTGGTAAATTGTTCAAAACCCACAAACAAGAATTGCAAGATTTTTATATTGCAAACTTGTCTTTAAAAGATTTATGGGCTGGAGACTTACTTGATAATGAGTGTGTCAAAGTCTATAAAGATTGGAAGAACAGGAATCAGAAACTATCGTATCTTTTTGAAACGGAAGTGTCTGATTTACTACGTAAGAAGAATATCAATCAAGTGTTAGAAGTGAAGAACGGACAACACCCCATATTACTTAAACAGTTTATGGGTAAGAAGATATCCCTCGAAACGATTTGTATAATGGACGAAATCATAGGATTCACGAAGGATTGGGAACGACTAATTTCCGAAACCCTCGTCTACCCCGATATACAGAATAGGATTAACAAGTATAAAAGTTTTATAAGTGTTGATTATAAGAAGTATACAGAACTACTTAAAGAGTTGTGTATATAGAGCGGGTTATAGACATAACATTATTATGTATAAAAAAACAAATCCTAAGAAAATAAATTATATAAATATAAGGTATCTTTGAAAAACCCTCTTGTAGGATTATCATTGATACACTATAATAGGAGTATAGGAACTAAGGTTTCTATGCATAATAAAATGCTAATACAATGCGATACAATAGGAGAATACAATGTCGACATCATTAGATAAACTAAGAGCAGCTATGGAATCTGCTTCACCTACTGAAGGTGCAAAAAAGTCCTATTCAGACGATACTTACTGGAAACCCGAACTTGATAAAACAGGTAATGGTTATGCAGTAGTTCGTTTCTTACCTACTCCCGAAAACGAAGAAATGCCTTGGGTATCTTACTTTGACCACGGGTTCCAAGGGCCAGGCGGTTGGTATATCGAGAAGTCTTTAACGACTCTTGGTAAAAACGACCCAGTGTCCGAATACAATACTCAGTTATGGAATACTGGGATTGAAGCAAACAAAGAGATTGCACGTAAACAAAAAAGACGTTTACACTATGTGTCCAATGTCTATGTTATCTCAGACCCAAAAAATCCCGATAACGAAGGTAAAGTATTCAAATACAGATATGGTAAAAAAATCTTTGAACAACTCAAAGAAGCAATATCACCAGCGTTTGACGATGAACAAGCAATCAATCCTTTTGATTTAAGAGGTGAAGGTGCAAACTTCAAAATCAAAATCAGAAAAGTAGACGGATATTGGAACTATGATAAATCAGAGTTCGATAAACCTGCTCCACTTTTTGATGATGAAAATCAACTGAATGATATAAATAATCAAACTCATTCATTAAGTGAAGTGATTGCACCAAGTGAATTCAAAACCTACGAGGAACTCAAAGAGAAACTCGATAGAGTGTTGGGTTTAACTGGGACTGTATCTAATGCAACTGCAGAAAGTGTTGCCGAAGACTTAGACGAAGTGCCTTGGTCTAACGTGAACACTGAAAGTGTTGCAGAAGAACCTGTAATCGCATCAGCAGAATCTTCTCCACAAGTGGAAGAAGACGACGCGATGGATTACTTTAAGAAATTAGCTTCTGATAGTTAATTTCTGAATTGGGGTAGTCGTTTGTTTCAATATGTGTCCGTGAATAAAGACGACTACAACACTAAGGCCGTGGAAAATAGGGGGTGCTTAGTAAGGGAAAAATCAACAACATCATTACAGGTGCGGAGTTGATTGGTGAAGAACGGGTTGCTGTAAGGCGTGGGGTGACTTCACACTTTAATAGATTATGAAAAGTGAATATTATAAAAACGTTCTACCATGGAACGAAAACGAAAGGGTTATCGACCAGTTTGGTTGGAACCCTCAGTCAGTTATAACACCAACTAAATCATCTAAGAACAATTGGGACGATGCATACTTAACTGCGTATGAAGAAAAGAGAGGTGTTTGTCCTCGTCTTCCTAATGGTTTAATGATGTCAGAGTTTCATGCTGGTTTATGTGAGAATATAGTTCACTATTGGTCTATGGTTGGTGATACAATCGTTGACCCTTTTGCTGGAAGAATGACACGTGCATTCGTGTCTGCTAAATTAGGAAGAGATTATATTGGTTATGATGTATCTCCCGAAACAGTAAAAAAAGTTAGAGAAGAAATGGGAAGACATTCCTTTGACGGATACTATGATATCATAGAGAGTGACGGGTGTGAAATGTCCCATACAGATGATGAGAGTGCAAACTTAGTTATGACTTGTCCACCTTATGGTGACATAGAAAGATACGAAAGTGCAGAAGGTCAGTTATCTGATATTAGAAGTTATACTGAGTTCCGTAATCGTATAGAAATATGTGGACAGAATATAGAACGTGTGTTGAAACCTGGCGGGTTTTGTGTATGGGTTTGTGGTGATTGGAGAAAAGGGGGTGAATACATTCCTTTTCATTCAGATACCATAAATATGTTCACAATGGCAGGTCTAAATCTTCATGACATTATTGTAATGAAGAACGACACCATATTTGCAGCCTTACAAGCAGGTAAGTGTGCAAGTAAAAGATACACTGCAAAAGTGCATGAGTTCATTTTAGTGTTTCGTAAAAGTGGGGAGTTAGTTTCTAACTCAGATAAAATAAAGAATAAAGTAGAATCTTTAGAACAATTTTTTAGTTAATATGCCGAGTGTAAAACCAAGAATTAATCCTAAGAATAAAAATGTCGAACCTTTCGATAGAATGCTACGTAGATTCAAAAAAGCATGTGAACGTAAAGGTATCGTTCAAGAATGCCGTGATAGACAGTATTATGAGAAACCTAACACTAAAAGGAATCAAAAGAATCAAGAGATTAAACGTAGAAAGAAAATAGAAGCTAAACGTGCTTCTATGAAAGGTTATAGACATATTCGATGAGAAGTAAAAGAGAACAAAGAATTATAAGACAGTGGATAATCTCTACTGTTGTGGGTATAGTTTGTTTGATAGGTGCAATCTATATCTATTTAAATTTCCAACCTTCACTGTTTTAAATATGAGTAATTGGCATGGTGGAAAGGGTTCCAAAAGACGGAACTCAAACGAAGAACTCTACTCAGATAACTGGGAGAAAATCTTTGGCAAACCAAAACCTAATGTCAGTGTTCGTAAAGAAACACCTTCACATGGACATACT